CATTTCCAAGTGAAGAGGGGTCACCTAAGTTAATTCTAGCGTAGCCAGTTGTGTTTCCATCAATACCGCTTGGAATCTCTGAAATAGTTGATCCAGTATCTGATTCCAATGGCACGCTTGAACATAGAGCTACGGCTATGTTCGCTGGTTTAGGGAAGCTTTCCCCCCTAAAAAGATGGTGCAAAAGACCAGATTCTAAATAGTCTGATAAAGAAGCCATTTATAAAATCTCCTGAAAAGTCCTTGATTAAGACTGTAGTTATATCCTATTATACACAAAAAAAGAGCCATTCCCATAATTATGAGAATGACTCTTTCTCGCTTTAGATGTAGGGGGATATTAGAATGATCCTAAGATGACTCTTCTATTATCCAAAACACCAAATCCAAGTTCAGCCCAGCCGTAATAGCCAGCACGCTGTTGACGATGCATAGCGGGGTCTTCGAAGACCGTCATAGCTTGCTTAATAGGCATGATAAAGCTATCATTAGAACCTTGATCAACACCAACAACCAACTCAAGGTCAGATGTTTGTACAGAACCACCAAGACCGTCCGTGAAGAACGTTTGGTATTCCTGACTCTCTCCGAGTTCGTCAAGGTCATGAAGGTTTACACCAAAGATACGGGTGATTGGGGCACCACCTTCACTCGCAGTGTAAATTTCTCGACGAGTTACTTCGTCGACTTGGTCCAGACCCCAGTTACGAACATCTTCCAGAGCTTCTGGAGAAACGTAAAGGTCTGTCAGGCGACCGCGATTAGCGGAGCCAGTGTTCCCACCAGCATTACGACGCATAGTCGTTTGCATGAGAGAAACCAGTCTCTTGCTGAACATACCAGCGGTTGCATCTCCGTCGTAAACCAAGATATTACGATCAACGCCAGCAGCCAAAAGTGTGTGCCATCCGTCGTCGTTCATTTTCTTGGTAAAGCCAGCTTCAAGAGCCTGCATAGCACGAGCTACGATGTCCCAACGTGCTTCACGAGCATAACGAAGTAAGAAGTCAATCGAACTTGTAATGCTGTAAGTTGGAATCGTTACGTAGTCACTTTCTACGGCTCTTTCTGGAACCCGACCGTGACCCGGATTGGTATAAGCTACGTGCTCACCCTCAAGGCCCGGAGAAATTAGATCGAGAGGATACTCGGTAGAGGCTCCCGGCTCGACATTAATAGTTTCGAAAATATCTCCAAGAATATTTCCAACAAGAACACCCTTACGTAAGGGCAATTCTAATGCTTTAGCGAATTCTCGCTGTGCGGCATATGCGACATTTTGGTCGCTATCACCAGACTTCTTAAGAAGTCCGATGAATTCGTCACTAGGTCTTTCTGTGTATGACATTATGATGTCTCCTTTAGTTAGAGGTTCAGGTTAAGCGGAAACTGGTCCGCCGCCGCCATGGTTAGGTAGGTTAACGTACAGTTTGGCATAACCATCAGCGTCTTTACTAGACATCCAACGACCAATAGCCAAGTTACCAGATGCCACTGCTGTGGTAGCATTGTTGGCAGAAATATTCCCTGCCGTTCCACCCGTTTCGTCGGCATAAGCCAATTTACCAGCGGTAGGAGTACCAGTAACGTTACTAGTAACAATCCACCCACGGGTCAAAAGACTAACCTTGCCACCTTTTTGAACTTCATCCTTGAACTGATTCAAGTGAGTTCTGGTCAAGTCTTTGTTTACAACATCGTTTAAAAGGATGCCTACCGGAATGTCGGTTACTGCCGCTGCCGCATATTTAACAAGATTTTCACCTTGATCCATAGCTGCACCAGAAGCACCGGCTATCGCCGCTGCATCAAGAATAACAACACCACCACGAGTGGCTGTGCCCTCGTTGTAAAAGTGGCTGATGTCTGTAGATTCTTCATATCTATCTGCTTTAAGAGCCATAACTATTTCTCCTTATGATTATTTGTTAGAAAGGACGTGAGTTGAAAGCCAATCGGCAACACTGGCTCGTGTTGCGTCTACTTTATCGTATTCATCGGCTTCAACAAGTGTAGCCTCTGTTGTTTCCACTTCTTCAAAGATTTCAGCAGTAACCTCTTCTTCTTCAGTTTCGGCTTCTTCTGCTTTAACATCTTTGTCTTTTTTATCTTTTTTATCTTTTTTATCTTCTTTGTCTTCGTCCTTCTTCATCCAAGGGGGCATTTCAGCCTTCTTTTTCATAAGAGCGACAATAGATTCAAAAGCTTCATCTTCTAAAGCGTCAAAGTTCGCAAGAGAGCCTTCCACGTCTTCTTCACTAACACCGGCTTCAATGAGTGCCGCTGTTCGACGAGATGCTATTTCTTTTTTGTGCATTTCGTCTACCTCTTTAACGGCTTCTGCAAGCTCAGTCTGAGATGTAGCAAGAGTGTCTTCAAGTTCAGCGACACGAGCTTGAGTGGACTTAATCAATTCATTAAGTTCACCAATCGTTGCTTTACCTTTTTCTTCTGTTGCTTCGTACGCTTCGACCTGTAAAGCAAATTCTTTATCTTTTGCTTCTTCGATCTCAGCCTTAATGGCTACGTTTTCAGACTTAGCTTCCGTAAGCTGGGTCTGAATTTCGGCCAACTGTTTTTCTAACAGTGTTTGATCTGACATATTAATATCTCCTATTGAAAATTGAGGATCAGATTCGTTTAAATTAAAATTTACGCTTGCGGAACTTTTACTATTCAAGATGATGCTTCTTGAATTAGCTGGCTTCGCAACTAGCCCTTTACCCGAAAAGGATATGTTAGACAAGGCACGGCCAATCTTATAGTCTTCATATTCACCTGTTCCCCCGTAGGAGCGAAGGTGTTTAGTTAGAAATGAAGATTGCTCGTCTCTTGCTAATATTTTTGCGTTTCCATTCGGATCTATTAACGCATAGTCAAAGCCCGCGAACAGGCATTCCATAGAAACGTACCATTTTCCCTCTTCTATCTCGGAAATGATTTTTTCCATTCGTTCTCTATTATCGTCACCCATCCAACTGTTGTAGAGAACTGCTTGAGTTACAATGTCGAACTCGTCCGGTCTAGCTTTATCGTCATCTGCTACAGCTTTTCCGTCTTTGGTTAACACATAGCTTCCAGTAATATGCCCGATGATATCATTTTCGTCGTGCATGAAGTTGAACTGTTTGTCTTCGGGTGTATTTCTAGCTTCCCAAGTAGCTTCAGCCATAAACACATCATCATTTTTATTCCAGCCTGTTGATACAAGTACTGATTCTAAATAATAGAGGTCTACCTGATCTTTGTTTTCAGCGAGGATTTTGCTTAGGATGTCTGGATCAGAGATAGTTTCGCTTGCGGCTTTTAGGTCACCCTTGCGTATGGTTGCTTCGGAGCAGTATGCAACGCTAGCGGTGCCTTTTACAAGGTCTCCAATGCCGTCGCTTATCTCTTTTTTATATATTCTTATTGTCATGACTGATTATACACAAAAAAGTAAAAAAAATGAAAAAACACTAAGAAATCTCGAAAAAATACTCCACGAAAGCACCAATGACTTTCTTTTTATATGAATTTATTGGCATTTCTGAGGCGGAGATATTCTCATCGGAAAGCTTGTCACTGAAAGCTTTAGGGGTTCTTTCTGCGGAGGATAGGGCCTTCATAATAGAGCTCTCGTCCGTAGGTGTCATCGGATCGAGGTTCGTTAACACATGAATTTTAAGAGTTTCAAGTGTGCACACCTCAGACTTGGTTAGTTGTCTAAGGTTCTTTTTTTTGTTAACCCCTAGAAACGCTTTGTTTAACGTGCTTGAAATATCTTCAAAAGTATCGTTTGTCCACACGATCAAATCTGCTAGTCCGGGTTTAGACTTCGGGGTTTCAACTCTTTTCTTTCTTGGTTCCTTGTCTGGAGCGAATGGTGGGCGACCGTTCTTCTTTATCTCTTTGTTGTCCTTGCCCGGTGCCCCTTTGTCTTTATTCTCATTGACCTCTGCTTGTTTGTCAATCTTCTCAAGCTCTTGTTTATGATTAGCATTATGAAATGGGCCAGCCTTGTCTGGATAGGCTTCATTATTGCGGCTCTTTCGTTCTCTTTTTAGACGCATTTTTTCAACGGAGGGTATCTCTTTAAATCTCTCTAGAATGGTCTCTTGGCTAATAATGTCTCTGTCTGCCAACTGTATTAAGAGGTTCTTTTCTGAGGCTTCGTCAGACAGGCTCATCTGATCAAACGTTATATGAGCTGCTTTTCTAAAGCCCATAGACTTTCTTATAAACTCGACTTCAGCTTCCCAGAATTTGGTTAACTGGTCTCTGCCGTACTGTAGTCTCTCTACTAAGGTCTTTAAGGATATAAAGTTATTAGTGAACCCTCCACCGGTGCTGGCACCAGTTAAGGTTGGGGGAACTCCTAGTCCGGCGTAGATACTGTTTAGAACAGAGGTGTATTTTTCAGAGCCTAGGAATTTGTAGACCTGACTATTTGATTCTGTATAACTTAACTCTGGCCCCCAAACTAGCTCCATGGTTCCTCCACCGACATTGCTTGCTAATATATTTCTAAGCTTATTAATTGCTGATTTATTAGGGAGGATCTTATGGTCTAGACTACCAAGCGTCCAGAGTCTAATGTTTGAAATCGCACCGTCTAGTGCCGACAGGTCAGCTAATCTCATTTTTTCCAGCATGATGATGTCATCTAGAATTGCATAGGTTAGAGGGTGTGCCCACTGCTGCCAGTCGTCCTTTTTGTAATAAAAAGTACTAAGCCTATCTTTTTCAAGCTCTATCTTTTTCTTTCCTTGCTTGATTGCGTTTTTAACATTTACCGGTAAGGTTTCTAAAATTTTGGTCGGAACACCTCCGTCTTTGAAATTATCAAAAAACGAATTTGCTGTAAGTTCATAGTTTTTTACACCTAAGAACAGATTAATACTACCGTCCTTAACATCTATGTTTAGCGGATTTAAAAAGTTATATCTCCAAGGAACTAGGTTTTCTTGGATCTTGGGAACCTCTAGCGTGATGTCTTTTGCTAGTGATTTGATATATTTTTTGATCTCGGGGGTAACGTTTGCATAGCTTTTATATACAAATACTTGTCCTGTTCTATAAAGCTGATTGAGGAATCTCTCCGACCTCTCTTTTCCGTTACACTTTTTAAACCACTGTTGGTAGAACTTCTCTACACTCTTGTCTTCGTGAACTACGTTGATACCCTGACATCCAAAATCACCCATTAAGTCAATAACATTTCTGACGATACCAACCTTATCATATGCGTCCATACACATCTTAATTATACGCTTTGCCTGTCGAGGAACCTGCTCGTCCGGTCTAAAGGCGTAATAATCACTATGTCCAAAGCTAGGTCTCACAGACCTGTTTGGTTCAATGTCTAGATATTCTCTGTGGCTACCCTTGGTCACTCCTTCGTAGGCATCCTGAGACTCTGCGAATTGCTCAAAGGCTTTGGCTTTTCCTGCCAAGTCAGAATCATTCCAAGTTATTAGGTGGTCTTTGTTTTCGTCAGCCATTTTGATTCCTATACGATTAGTTAGAATGCATTGTGAATGTTTATCAATACATTATACACAATAAATTCAAAATCTAATAAGTATCCTCTACAGAGTCCGTAAACCAGCTAGG